CATTAAGTGTTAATGAAGATTATTTCTTTCCGCAAACGTCTGAAGGACGGGGTAGTTCTGTAGAAGTTCTACCCGGCGGACAGAATCTTGGTGAAATTGACGATTTAAAATATTTTAATAATAAAATGGCTCGCGGATTGCGAGTGCCAAGTAGTTACTTGCCAACAGGACCAGACGATTCTGGAGCCTCTATGAATGATGGTAAAGTAGGAACAGCATTAATCCAAGAATTTAGATTCAACAAATATTGCGAACGCTTGCAAAAGCTGATTATGCAGAAATTAGATGACGAATTTAAACTATTTTTACGCTGGAGAGGCTTTAATATTGACAGCGGAATCTTTAATATTACTTTAACCGAACCACAAAATTTTGCTAGTTATCGTCAATCAGAACTCGATACTGCTCGTGTTGCTACATTTACAGCTATCGAACCATTGCCATATATGAGTAAACGCTTTTTACTTAAACGCTACTTAGGGTTAACCGATGAAGAAGTCCTGGAAAATGAAACATTATGGCAAGAAGAACGCGATGTTGCTAACATGATAACAGCATCTGGTAAAGATTTGCGTAATGTTGGTATTATGCCATCTAGTATGGACGCAGACATTGCGACAGGTGAAGAAATGGCTGATTCTGGATTAGGCACAGCAGAAACCGATACTGGTGCTGGTCCAGCGCCAATGCCTACTCAATTGCCAGGCGGGTCAGCAGGTAGCCCAGCAGCAACTGGCGCTGGCGCTTAACCAAAATATCAAATAGTAATTGACAATTAGTAAAATATCTGTTATCATCTATACATAGCCTAGGAAAATTATGCCAAATAAAGTGGAAATCGTCGGCGACGACTCATCTAATCAAACAACGCAAATTAATACACTACAAATGAGTGAGTGGCATTATTTTACATCTGCTGTATATACTATACAGAAACCAGAATTCCTTAAAGATATTAATAAAATTACTAAGGAATATGTAAATCGTATTAAAAAAAATAACAAATTAGATGAAATATATCCTGTTTACATGTCTGAAAATATGTTTACTGACCCCAGGCTTTCTATTTTTACAAATTTTGTAGGACACATAGCTAGAGATATATTAATTAGGCAAGGTTATAATTTAACAAATCTAGATGTAGCGTTTTTTGAAATGTGGACACAAGAGCATTATAAATTTTCTGGCCAAGAGGAACATGTACATCCAAATAATCAAATTTCTGGATTCTATTTCTTAGATGTACCAAAAAATCCTCCTAAAGTTATCATACATGATCCAAGACCGGCTAAAGTATTTTCTGCTTTGCCAGAAGTTAATGTGTCGCAAGCTACATATGCTAGTACTATGATTAATTTTACACCAGAACCTGGTACATTAATGCTAACAAATTCATGGTTGCCACATTCATTTACTAAAAATCCGTCGGAAAAACCATTTAGATTTATACATTTTAACTTAGGAATAGTAGCAAAATCTCAAATAAATACACAAGTTGGGGCAGGATCAAGTGCCCAAACTACTATACTATGAAAAAATATCTAATTCGTTTTAATAAATCTAGGGGACAACCTGGTAGGGGTTCTTTACAGCATGTATGGAGAGTATTCGAAGGAGACAAAGAATACATTGTTAAACATGTGAAAATTAATGTACCATGCCAAGACGAAGTTTCTGGTGATGGTCAAGGTAATGATGACTGGAATTTTGCCTGCACAGCATATATGAGTATGGATAAAGTTACATCTACCGCTACTTTTACAGATAAAAAACCTAAATAAAATCAAATATTCAGTTTAAAATCTATTAGCTAAATACTTTACTATGATTTTAAATGAACTTTACGAAAAAAGCCCGTCGGCATATCAGGATTTAGAAGACGACAATTCTCAGCCAAAAATGGGTCAATTGCGTAAAACTCGTCTTACATTAAAACAAATCCGTAAACTTCGTCAAATGAACGAATTACGCGAAATTGAATTTAAAGATAAATTAAAATATGTTAGTATGCAATATGCTCCTCCTCCAGAGCCAGCAATTTAAGTTTTTTGTAATAAAAATTACATAAAATACTCATATTTCACCCCCATAATACACTAGTATTACTCTTCTTTAGTAAATAAATTTACGAGCCATTCTAAAGGAGAAATAAATGACATCGAAATTTGAACAGTTAATTGAATATGTAATTAACGATGAAGAAGCGAAAGCTAAAGAATTATTCCATGATATCGTAGTTGAGAAATCGCGCGAAATCTATGAGAATTTAATGAACGAAGAGTCTGACGCAGAAGAAGACGATCACGCTGAAAAAGCAGCTGAAAAAGTTAAAAAAGACATAGAGTATGATGATGCTAAAGACAAAAAAGAGCGTGCAGACGAGTCTGAAGAAGATGTAGAAGAGTCTATCGAAGAAGATATGGGCGACTCATCTGGTTCTGCTAGCGAAGATTTAATGCGCGAAGTTGAAACAGACGAAGAAGGCATGGCTGAAGAGTCTGATGCTGAATTTGATGACGAAGCAGAAGAAGCTGGCGACGATGTAACTAAAGATATCGAAGCTGATCATGACGCAGAAGACGGCGACATCGAAGATCGCGTAGTTGATCTAGAAGACAAATTAGACGAATTAATGGCTGAATTTGAAGCTCTTATGGGCGACGAAGCAGTTGACAGCAATGATGACGAGTTCGATATGGAGCCAGTAGATGGTGAAGTAGGTGGCGATGCATACGCAGATGACGACACATCAGAATTTCAAGATGTGCCAATGAGCGAAGCTGTTAACCTAGCTAAAGTTCCAGCCCCAACACATGGCGACAATGGTGCTAACTCTAAATCCCCAGTTGCAGCTAACTCTGGCGCAGCCGGAATGGCCGCAAAGCCAGTTCGTAACACAGCTACTGAAGCAAATCCAGATGGCACAGCAGCTTACAAAGCTCCAACAAGCTATGCTGATAAAGGCCGTGGCGATTTACCAGGCGCAGGCAAGTTTAAAAATGTACCAGCTAAGGACGGCAGTAAGTTAGAAGCCGCACCAAAGCCAAAATTTGACCAAGGCGGTCAAAACACACGCACACCTTTTCCAAAAGGTTAATCCATAGATATGGCTCGCAACACTTATCTCAAGGAACATCTAAGCTTCACTCAGGCAGAGGTTAAACTCTTGTCTGAGGAAGCACAGGATGGCTCCGGCAAGAAGACCCTCTATATGGAGGGGATTTGTATTCAAGGTGATAAGTTGAATGCAAATGAGCGTATCTATCCAGCGCATGAAATTGCTAAAGCAGTTCAAACTATCAACGAACAACTTAAAACAGGTCACTCTGTATTAGGCGAAGTTGATCATCCAGATGATTTAAAAATTAATTTAGATCGTGTATCACATATGATTGAAAAAATGTGGATGAATGGAGCAGACGGCTATGGCAAGCTAAAGATATTACCAACACCAATGGGCGAATTAGTTAAGACTATGTTAGACTCTGGTGTTAAATTAGGGGTTAGTAGTCGTGGATCAGGAAATGTCAACGACCGCAACGGACATGTCAGTGACTTTGAAATAGTTACTGTTGATGTAGTTGCTCAGCCAAGTGCTCCAAACGCATATCCAACAGCAATTTACGAAGGTTTGTTAAATCACGCCGGCGGACAAAAGATTTTGGAAATGTTTAAGGATCCAGCTAAGAGCAACAAAGCACAAAGATACGTACAAAGCGAAGTAATTCGTCTAATACGTGGTCTTAAGATTGAAGGGAAATAAAATGCTAGACGCACTAAAGCCGTTATTAGATAGTGAGTTAGTTACCGAAGAAGCGAAAGCTGAAATTAATGAAGCTTGGGAAGCCAAGATCGTTGAAGCTAAGGAACTAGCACGTGCAGAACTCCGCGAAGAGTTTGCACAACGCTATGAGCATGACAAACAAGTGATGGTCGAAGCCCTTGATCGCATGGTATCAGAAAGTCTTATCGCAGAAGTTCAACAGTTAAAAGCAGAAAAAGCTGCTCTTGCTGAAGATCGTGTTAAATTCCAACGCAAAATCAAAGAAGACGCCACAAAGTTTAATAGCTTTATGGTTTCTAAATTAGCGGAAGAAATTGGCGAATTGCGTAAAGATCGTAAAACACATAACGAAGGCCTTAAGAAGTTAGAAGGTTTCATCGTTCATGCGTTAGCTAGTGAAATCCAAGAATTTGCCCAAGACAAGCGTGATGTAGTTGAAACTAAAGTTCGTTTAGTTACAAATGCTCGCCAACAGTTAGAAGGTTTAAAAGCACGATTTGTAAAAGAATCTGCTCAAAAGATGACACAAGCTGTAACCAAGCATCTCAAGGCTGAACTCAGTCAATTGAAAGAAGATATCCAAGTTGCTCGTGAGAACAATTTTGGACGTCGTATTTTTGAAGCATACTCAGCTGAATTTGGCGCTACTCATTTAAATGAGAAAGCGGAAGTTCGTAAGTTACATGATGTTATTGCTCAGAAAGATCAGAAGATTGCTGAAGCCATCAAATTCGCTAAGAAGGCAACTGTCTTAGTCGAATCCAAGGAACGTGAAGTACGCATCCTTAAAGAATCCAATGAGCGTTCACGCACAATGGATGAATTGCTAGCTCCTTTAAACGAGGAAAAAGCAGAAGTAATGCGTAATTTACTCGAAAGCGTTCAGACTCCACGTCTAAAGAGCGCATTTGAAAAGTATCTTCCAGCTGTTTTGGAAAATCGTTCAGTAAAAGCTACTAAACCAGTGATTACAGAAAGTTTATCCGAAGTAACTGGTGATAAATCTGCCCGTAGCCAAGAGCAAGATGAGCAAAGCGAAAGCAATGTCATCGACTTGAAGCGTTTGGCAGGGCTGTAAAAAGAAAAGAAAAAGGAGACTTAAATGTCACAAGA